AGAAACAACAGATACTGAATATGACGAAATAAACAAATTAAGTTGATATTTATTAGAAAAAACAAAAATGTTCGGAGAATTAAAATCAAAAATAGAAACTTATTTAACTGAATCTTACAAAAATGGTAATCTAAAGGATAGTTTATTTGTATTTGAGGAGTTAGTTTTAAAGAATAAAAATATATCAAGAATATTTTTCTTGTACGATGAATTATCAAGTAATAAAGGACTTCAAGAAAGTATTGCAAATGAATTCTTAAATGAATCAATTACCGCATACGAGAATTTATCAAATAAAGTTTCTCCTTTCAACATAAAAGAAATTAAAATGTGGATTGGTCATGTTCAGTGTGAAAACAAATATAAAGAAATTGACAATTTGTTTTCCACGAATGTTTTAACTTTAGAAAATAAAATTAAAAGTAAAAAAGTTATTTTAGAAAGTTTAAAAAAACAAAACACTGAAAAAAAAGAAATAATTAAAGTTCCTTTAAAATCGATGGTTAATGTTGCGAACAAAACCGTTGAAAACTTTGTTTCATCTTTAAATGAATCCGAAAGAAAAGAATTAAAAAAACTATTGTCAACACCTAAAGAAACTTTAGTAGAAAACTATAATAAAACTAAAGAGGTTGTGATAGAGAAATTAAATTCTCAAAAAGAGTCTTCTGATGAAGATACTTCTAAAACGATTGACCAAGTTCTGAATAAATTGCAGACAGAATCATTCAACGAGTTGAATTATTTTAAATTAAGAAAACTTAACGAAGATCTTTAACTCTCTTGAGTCTTTAATCTTTGAATATAAGCCGCTTTTTTAATTTGAGATCTTTTTTCGATTGAAGGTTTTGTAAATTCTTTTCTCCCAAACAAAAGTGAATTTTGTTTTGTTCTAATAACCTTACCTTTAAGATCCTTTAAAGCTTTTTCTATATTACCATTTTTAACTTCTACAAATAACATAAATTTTTGGATTGTTGATATAAATATAAATATTCGTTAGATTTAATCAAAAATAAACCTTCAGGATATGAAAAAAATTTATGAAAAAAGGAAAAACCACAAAATTGAGTGGGTATCGAACATTCAAAGCTCAATATGGAACTATTGATGCGCAAAATTTAAAATCAATTTACATTAACATACAAACTTGGTTAGAACCAAAAAATGATGTCGAAAATTGGAGCAGAGTAGTTTTAAACATGTCAAGATCTGTTAAACACTGTGTTTTAGAAAACATAAACAAAGAAATTTTTGACACAAAATTTATTGTAGATTTAGACCTTAGAACAAGTGGACTACAATTAAATAAAAAATCTTTTATGAATTTAGAAATAAATTTATTTTTATTAGAACCAACAGATTTTAAATCCCCCAAACTAAAAAAATATGTTAAAAGTCTTATCAAAGAAGTTTATGGCGACGTTTTTAGTAAAAACAAATATTTTAAATGTTTTTTAACCAAAAATGGAAATGCTAAACCAATCAAGAAAGAAACTGAAACTGTTTAGTATTTATAAATAAAATATTAGATGAACGATTTAAAAATATTAGGTCCAAGAGATTCAGGTCGTGGGATCCTTGTTGAGTATGATGCGGGGTATATCGATCCAAACGAAAGAAGAAATCTTTCTATGATTAGAGAAAATAGAGATATGCTAGATCATTCAAAGCCATTTGAATTTTATGCCGTACTACAAAAATATAATACACCAAATAGGAATGGTAGAATTTATCCTGAAAAGATTTTAAAAAGAGAATCTGAAAACTACAAAAAAATGATTCAAAAAGGAACGGCTCTTTCTGAGTTAAATCACCCTGAATCATCTTTGATAGATTTAGATAGAGTTTCTCATGCGATTACTGATATATGGTGGGAAGGTCCTGTATTATTAGGTAAGTTAAAATTACTAACAAGTCCAGGTTTCCACGAAAGAGGTATTGTTTCTACAAAAGGAGATTTGGCAGCAAACTACTTACGTCAAGGAGTTACTTTAGGTATTTCTTCTCGTGGGGTAGGATCACTTAAAAAAGTGGGGGAACAAAATGAAGTACAGGATGATTTTGAGTTAATATGTTTTGATTTAGTATCGTCACCATCTACACCAGGTGCTTACTTATTTAAAGAACCAAATGAAAGATTAAACTTTGAGGAGAATCTTGATGAAGAGAAAAAAATGAATGCTGACAGACATGTTGGGGAAACAGGATCAAAATCACTTGACTTAATGAATAGATTATCCGATTATTTGAATAAATAATAAATTATGGACGAAAAATATTTTGTAGCAAAGATTACAACCGATATGGTTGATTCTGAATCAGGTAAAGTTAAAAAAACTAGAGAGGAAAAATTAGTTAAAGGGTATTCACCTACTGATGTTGAGGCTAAAGTAACTAAAGTTTACGAAAATTATTCTATGGATTGGAGAATCACCGCAATTGTTGAATCAAAAATTGATGAAGTTATAGAGGGTTAATATAACAAACGTTAAAAAAAAATAAATGGGAATGGATTAGTCTTTTCCCATTTTTTTTTGCCCCATAGTGTTAAAAATTAAACTTTTTTGAATAATGTGAATATTTATTAGAAAACTATTTTAAAAAAAATGAGTTACAACAAAAACGTAGTAGAAGAAGCACTTTTCCAAATCAAGAATTTGGAAGAGACACTTCAAGAAAATGCAAAAGGAATACTTCAGTCAACAATGAGTGAGGAAATCAAACAATTAGTAAAAGAATCTCTTAAAGAGTCAAAAAAGGGCAAAGGGGTTGATGAGCAAGAAGAACCTGTGACAGGTGGAGAAGCTGAACTTGACACAGAAACTGAAGTTGAGGATGAAGACATGGATGTTGACATGGAAGCTGATGCTGATTTAGAAGATGCAGAAATGGACGTTCCTGCACCGCCAGCACCAGGTGAAGAAGAAATGGATATGGAAGACGCTGATATGGAAATGGATGACGAAGAAACTGTAGATCTTACAGGTGCTTCAGATGAAGAAGTGTTAAGAGTTTTTAAAGCCATGGGTGATAATGATGGAATCGTTGTGAAAAAAGAAGGTGACAATACAGTTCATCTTACAGACGGTGATAATGAATATATGATCCAATTAGGTGAATCTGAAGAAAATATGGAAGAAACTATATATGAAATAGAAATGGACGACGAAATGATGGAAATGGACGACATGATGGAAATGGACGACGAAATGATGGAAATGGACGACATGATGGAAATGGACGACGAAATGATGGAAGAAGATGACATGATGGAATACGACATGATGGAAGAAGATGACTATATGATGGAAGAAGATGACATGATGGAAATGGACGACATGATGGAAATGGACGACATGATGGAAGAAGATGACATGATGGAAGAAGATGACTATATGATGGAAGAAGATGACTATATGATGGAAGCCATTAAAAAGTCAATCCAACCAAAAGGTGTAGGAATCGGTCGCGGACCAAAATTTAGCTATGACAAAAAACCAAATATGGATGGTGGTTTTAACGAAAAGAAAAAAGAAGCTTTCGGTAAAGGAACTAAAGCCATGGGAACAGGTAAAGCTAGATTTGAATACAAAGAAGAAAAAGAGTACGGTGGTAACAAAGGTGACTACAAAAGAAGTAACGGTCACAAAGTAGGTGATAAAGACGGACACTACAAAGATTACATGAAGAAGAAAGAAACTAAAGAAGCTTCAAGAACTTTAGGTAATGGTTCAAAAGACGGAAGTAGAGGTCTTAGAAAAGCTAGAACAAACAACAGAAATTATGAATTTAACCCATTCAAACTTTCTGAATCATCAGTTAATGAAGTTAATTTATTAAGAGAAAAAAATGAAGAGTACAGAAAAGCACTTGACGTTTTTAGAACTAAATTAAATGAAGTAGCTGTTTTCAATTCTAACTTAGCTTACGCAACAAGATTGTTTACAGAACACTCGACTACAAAACAAGAAAAAGTTAACATCTTAAGAAGATTTGATAATGTTGAGTCTTTAAAAGAATCAAAAAATCTGTACAGAATCGTTAAAAATGAGTTAAACTCATCTGGTTCTTCATCAGAACAAAAATTAACCGAGTCAATTGAAAGAACTGTTAATAGAACTGTTGAAACAGGATCGTCAGTGAATTTGATTGAATCAAAAACTTATGAAAATCCTCAATTCTTGAGAATGAAGGATTTAATGGGAAAATTAAAATAAACATAAACAATAAATAATAAAAACTCAAAAAAAATGGGAGCATTATTAGAATCAGGTCTTGTAGGTAACATTGGGTTGAAACACCTTAAAGTTATCAAAGAAGACACAATTAACAAATGGGACAAATTAGGCTTTTTGGAAGGTTTAAAAGGTCACTTAAAAGAAAACGTAGCTCAATTATATGAGAACCAAGCATCTTTCTTGATTAACGAGGCATCTTCAGACGGATCTTCTAACGGAGCATTCGAAACTGTAGTTTTCCCTATCGTAAGACGTGTATTCTCTAAATTATTAGCTAACGATATCGTATCAGTACAAGCTATGAACTTACCAATCGGTAAATTGTTCTACTTCGTACCTAAAATCCAAGGTTACCAAAACGCATCTTCAGAAGCTGCTAATTTGTACCCTAACTCTACACCTAACAATGGTGACGCGGGTGGAGAACACTACGCACCACTAGGAGCACCTAACGGACCAACTAACCCTAACGTAGGTTATCAAGCATCTGCAGGTGGATACCCGTACAAAAAAGACCTTTATGATTTATTCTATGAAGGTAATGAGGCTGGATTAGATCCTCCAGGATTGTTCGATTACTCTAAAGGTAAGTGGACTGCGGTAACTGCAAACACAGCTGTTCAAAAGTGGGTTGGTAGTTCATTAGTTGACGCACCTTTAACTGATTACGCTGGAAACACAAGAAAAGTTATTATGAAACTTTGTGGATTCAACAATTCAGGAGCAGGTAAACTTATCGGACCTGATGGTAACGAAATGGATACTGAATCATTCCTTTCAGATTTAAGAATCTACGGAACTTCAGTTATTTCTGCTTCTACAACACCTTGTAACGTATTAACAGGTACTTACGGTGGCCAAACTGTATTCGTTCCTTTATTATTTAGAGTTGTTACACAAATCTACGGTAAAGGTATTGTTGATTATGGTAATAACCAAGCAACTGTATTTAACAACACTGGTACATTCCCTAATACACCAACTAACGGTGGTAATGGTGGTAACTATAATGATATCTGCGATAACAACGGTTGTATCTATTTAGAGGTAGATTTATCTTGTCCT